ATTCAACTCTGAAGTCTACATCAGCAGAACCTTCGTTAAATACTACACCTGCATTTGAAGTTAAAACTCCACCAATAGTAACTGTTGATGCCATATTGGTTGGACCATCAATATCTACTGTATCTAAGTTAGCAGTTCCATCTATATCTATATCGCCAGAGATGTCTAAACTAGCACCTGTTAAAACACCTGCAACTGTAAGCGTACTTGCCATATCAACAGCACCATCAATGTCCACGACATCAAGGTTAGTAGTTCCGTCTACGTCTAAGTCACCATTAAAGTCTACGTTACCTGTAACTAGTAAAGTAGTTGCCATGTTTACAGCACCATCTATGTCTACTGCGTCTAAATTAGTAGTTCCGTCTACATCTATGTCTCCAGAGATGTCTAGGGATGCCGCAGTAATAGAACTACTAAAAATAGCTGCTGCTGCAAAAGTAGTGCCACCGCCATCTGCGATAGTAATAGCATCATCGCCATCTGAAAATTCTATAAGAGGGGTTTGTACTGAAGTTGAAGCTTCTATTAAAGGAGCTGTTACTGAAGTAGAAGCAGTTATATTTCCTGTTAACTCTAAATCTGTAAACAGATCGTAAACAACTCCACCAGAACCACCGCCATCAGTAGCTATTGCTTTTACTTGACCTGCGGCTATTGCAACATTAGCTCCACTACCTGCGGTAAACGTAAGTGCGGCACTCGTAGCGTTTTCTAGTATCCATACCTTAGAAACAGTGTTGGGTAATAAACTTACTGTACAAGCTTGTCCGCCGCCAGTAAGTTTAAGATACATCGATCTATCTGCATCAGCTGCTCCGTCTGCTATAGTTATATTATCAGTAGAAGCGTTTGCTATGGCTCGTGTACCATACCCCAGAGCTTCTCCGATTAATTCTAAATTTGTATTAGTTGTGTTGCCCCAAGTACCACTGGCATCACCTGTGCCCATCTCGTTTAGTCTTAGGTTATTTACGTATGTACTTGCCATTGTTATTCTCCACTTTGATTATATATCATATCTTCTTAAAAATTAAGCAACTTCTTGCCAATTCGGTGTTTGAGTAGTAGAAACAGCAGTATATGTCGTTGTTATACCCCTTCCTACTCTTTCCCAAACGTTAACTGTATTCAGTGCAGAGGTTAATTCAAAACCTTCTGTTGTAACATCGGCGTTAGCTTTTGTTGTTTCATCCCCTAGTGCGGTCACTGCCTGGAACCCTGTAACATCTAAATTATTATTAGATACAGGAATTATTGTTCCTATCGCAAAAGTACCTACAACTGTAGTTACTGTTACGTTTGCATCACAAGTTACCGATTCATCTCCTAATGCAGAAGTTGACGCAACTGCGGAAACTCCTGTAACCGCTGCTGCTTGAACCGCAGTACCATCATCTAGTGCTGAAGTTCCAACAACTCCCGTAACAACTACAGGTATTGGTTCACCAAAGGTCAGTTGACCAAAAGTACCTCTACCCCAACCTGCTACAATAGCCATACGTTAAACTACGCTATTCTTATAATAGCGTTTGATGCATCTGCTGCTGGAAATTGAATTGTAAAATCTCCTGCGGTAGAAGTTTTATCCCCACCAAAATCTAATACTGCAACAGATTTATCGCTGTTAGTATCGTTATAAATTAAACAACCTCTAGCAGTAATAGTAACATTACTAAATGTTAAATCTGCAAAGTCAGCAAGAGCAGTAGTTCCTGATGCTACAGGAGTTATATTAGTTAATGCCGAACCTGTAGCTGTATAATTAGTCCCACTAGCTTCATTGGAACTAGTATACGCAGTTGTTGTAGCACCTAATGATGCAGAACTTGTATACAAAGCTAATTTAAAACTATTACCACCACTTGCAGTAAAGTTGTGAGTTCCTTTCATTAATTCTACTTTAAATGATGTACACATTGCTTGTGATATTGCCATTATAATCTCCTTATTATTTCAGCCATTTCTTTATGACCTTGTTTATCTAATAAACCTGCCACAGTAGCTCTATCGCTAACTACGGCTTGTTTTACATATAACAAAACAACTGATTGAATTTGTTCTTGAAATGCTTTCGCCTGTGCTTTAACCATAGGGTCTGCATTTTCACTAACTGCAATTAATCGTTCCATTATTCTTTCAGTCCAATATTCTGGACTTAAACCTTTATTTTGTGTAGTTTTTACACCTACACTTCCTAAACTACTTGATACATCAACGCTAAACATTACCTGCTCCTGGAATTGTTATTTTTATTTGATCATGTCTTGCTTCATCTCTAACATCTCTGAACTCACCTAGAAGTTTTAACATAGCTAATGCTTCTTGAAATTTTTGTTCGTATAACATAATAACGTCAGGAGAAGATTTCATAAAAACAGCTCCCTCTACTAACGCACCATATAACATCGCATTAGGTGCATTTTCGGAAAGCCAACTTTGATTATTATCACCCACACTTGTTAAAGAAGCAGGTCTGTAATAATAATGTAATTCAGCATCTAATCCACTAGTAGGAGTAGGAGCTATAATAAAAGCTTCTTCATCGAACAGTGCATAGTAAAGGGGTTTGCCTGTCGTGGCTCGTGCTGGTGTGTAATCTCTAATCCAGGAAACGTGTTTAAATAATAAATAGCTATAATTACCATCTGAATCAATAACAGCTAAACTAAAAGGTGATAAAAAATCTGTAGGTGTTTGTAAGTATTCAGACCCCGAAGTAAAGTCTCCCGTAACGTTTTTACGAAAAACAGGAAGCTGTACCGATTTTAAAATCCGTTCTTCTGCTGTTTCTATAAAGGTATTTAAGGTACTAACAAAAGTTGTTTCAGTATTATCTAAATAATTCTGAACTGTTGTTTTTAATCCGCTGTATGTAAATCCTGCCATTATGTAACCACCGTTATTTCACCTAAAGAACTTGTTATTTCTTGTCCTTTAAAATTAGTTCCAATAGGATCAGAAGCGAATGTCATACCGCCTGCTGATGCGTTTGTTGTAATTATAATACCTCTTTCACTTTCAGGCATAGCTGTTTCAGGTCTAGGTTTCCATAAAGCTATTGCATCGGCTCCTACACGAGGGGTCTCTAGTTGTGGATGTTTTGGATCAAAACATTCTTCACATACTCTAAAGTTATCCCAAGAAATAGAGGCTGTTTTATATGGATATCTAAAACTACAACTATCGCAGATAAAATAAGCGTATTTACCTGAAGCGTACGGCATTAAATATACTCATGTTTGGGAACAAGTCTTAAAGGAGAACGGTCTTCGTCGTATCTTAAAGCATTTGCTAAGTCTTGCTCATATTGTTCTTTCATAATAGATAACTTTTGTACATTCTTTTTTAAACATAAGTAATAAGCTAACCCTGAAACTAAACAAGGCATAAACCTACTAGGGATATCTATATCATTAACTTGTGCGGTAGCGTCTTCTATTCTACGCCACACATAGTAAACGAGTTTGTCCGTTGAGTTATCTGGTGTTGGGTATAAATGAATAACAGGTGTTTTTAAACGTTCTAGCCAATATTCTGTTGATCTTGACTTAGTTGATTTATTCGGTATCTCTACGAACTCATTACGGTCTACTCTATCTAACGGAAGGTCAGTGACTGTACCATTAACTGTTCTTTGAATATAGGCATCTAAAATATCTATATCAAAATTATTAATAGTGTACTCACTGGTTCCTTCTGTAAGAGTAAGCTCTACCTTAGTTATTTCCCACATTTGAATACCTCTGTTTGACCAATCGGCAAACATGATATTTAAAGAACGACGAGCAGTTATAGAATCATAGGCAGTACGAGCTTCTAATCCTGCAAGTTCGTACGCCTCTTCTATTGCGGTCGCTACATCTAAACTAAATGTACGAGTTCCTGAGGTAGCCATTATTAATAACTTTTAATAAATTCTGCTACTATCGTATAATGGTCATGTGCTGTATGTCCATGGGTTGTTAAATCAACATCCCCGTTTACGCCACTTCCTGCATTATTAGGAATACCGCCCCACTCTCTCCAGTCGTAATAACCTGAAGAAACTCCTACCGCCGCACTACCGCCTAAAACGGTTGCTACAACATTAGTGGAAGCATTCCATTCAATAGTAACTCGCATACCTCCGATATCGTACCAAAGCTGGGTAAGAGCAATTCTTGTACACGTTTGCCCTTCTTTATTAGCGTTTAGTCCAGAAACATCTATTTTAGCAACAGATGCTTCTCCACTTCCATCAGAGATATTAGTAAATTTAAAGACTAGCTTTTTGTCATTATCGATAATTTTCTGACTTGTAACTGCGTCTGCCATAATTTACTCCTATTAAGTTATTGTAGCGATTGGAGTTGATAAAGCAGTAGTCATCCACTTAGAGTTTGTTCCATCATCTGAAACACAAGTCATAGAAACTCTAGCGTTTAAAACTGTTGCTGCTACTAATGTTAAAGTATC